ATCCTAATTACACATACTTTACTGGTCACTTGGTAGGATAGGAGACAGACATGGCTTTAACAAAACTAAACAATCAGTCTCTTAGCGCCGTGACGAGTGCTGGTCTTCCTGCTGGTACTGTGTTGCAAGTGGTTTCAACTAACTTCGATGACAGGCTAACTTACACAAGCAACGATAACTCTGGTGTAAACACTTCGCTTGGAAGTGGGTGGAGCATCATACCAACTCAAAGTTATGTAAATATCACGGCTAAGAAAGATAACTCTAAGTTTTTAGTTGGCTTTGACGGTAACATGAGTTGTTCAACAGACGGTAATATAGCTGATTGGATTGCTGGATTTGGTATGGTAGTTGACCCTGCTGGCGGTACGTCATGGACGCAAATCGGCAGTGGTCAAAACAACACAGTAAGTAATAATAGAAAGTTTTTCAAATCGAGAGCCGATGTGACTACAGCGTCGGCTAATGATGGCTATTGGAAAATGCCACTCTCAGGTAGTGTACTATACACTTCTTCAGTAACGGCAGGAGCAACACTGAGATTTGCCATTGAGTATTTTCATTATGTTGCAACAGTTCATCAAAATCTTATAATAAATTCAGTGAGTGGTTTAGATGGCAATAATACTTATGGTGGAAGTTTAGCGACAACTATCAGCGTGACGGAAATCGCAGGCTGATGAAAGATATCCACACAGACATAGCGATTATCGGCGGCGGTATTACTGCTCCACTGTGGGTCAATGCGCTTACAGACTGGTTCGGGTTCTTCGCGGCAGCGGCGGCTATGATTGTTGGTGCATACCGGGTCTATCAAATATTCTGGGGGCCGAAGAGTGATAGCTGAAACACTAGCGGGGCTAGCTCTAGTCAAGAGCGCGGTCGATGGCATCAAGTCAGCCATGGCAACCGCTACTGACATATCGGATATCGCCGGGCAGATAGACGACTTGTTTCTCGGAGAGCAGCAGGCGCAGAAGGCACGCAACAAGAAGGCCGGGGCTAGCCAGTTCAGCGTGAACAGCGTAGCGAAGGAAACAATAGACGCGAAGGTTGCCGCAGAAAAATTATACGAGGTCAGCGTCCTAGTAGACCAGCGCTTCGGGCATGGCACTTGGCAGGGCATCGTGAATGAACGCGCCCGGCGGATACAAGAAGCAAAGGAAGCCGCGAAGCAGGCGCAGATAGAACACAACCGCAAACAGCATGAGCTTTACGAGACGCTAAAGACTGTCGGCATTGCGCTACTAGCAATCGTGTTTATGGTTGTATGCCTAGTCGGCTCGGTGATGCTAGCTTCGTGAGCGGAGAAACCCGGACAGGCTTAATTGGAGAGCACATCGCCTGCGCCGCGATTTTGCTGCTACCGGGCATCAAGGGTTGCGCGATGGCACAGCAAGACAAGGTAGACCTATGCGCGTGGGATGAGCTGGGGTTTATCACGATACAGGTTAAGTCAGGGCGGTTGCGCCAAGAGTATGACAGGCAACCGACGTATCATTTTAACTACGGCTCCGGGCTGAAAAAGAAAAAGCCGGTTCGCGGCGACTATGATATTATGGCAACGGTTGCAATCGAAAAGCGCCGGGTGCTGTTCACAGCGTTGCCGGAGCTGACTGCGGTTAGCAAGCGCATAAACCCAAAGCGGTTCGATGACCCGGACGTAGAGATAAATAGCTGGCAACACGCCATCAGAGTTATGCGAGGTGAGACATGATAAACTGGGATGACTACCCAAACTTTACCGAGGCTGAGTTTACCTGTAGCCACAGCGGCAAGTGCGACATGGAGCCTGCCTTCATGGCTAAGTTGCAGAAGCTGCGCGACCACTACGGCAAAGGCATGACGGTGACCAGCGGCTACCGTGATATCACGCACCCCATCGAAGCGGCAAAGGATAAGCCGGGCATCCACACAATGGGGCTGGCTGTAGACATCGCGTGTAACGGACAAGACGCATACCACATACTGGGGCTTGCGCTTAACATGGGGTTCACCGGCATCGGTGTCGCGCAGTCAGGGCGAAATCGCTTCCTGCACTTGGACATCTACACCAAGCCACCCCGGTCGAATGTATGGAGTTATTAAAATGATACTACCTATCCTTGGAAAAATTCTCGGCAGCGGAGACGTTGTTAAGAAGGGCATGGAGCTTATCGACAGTATGCACACCTCTACCGAAGAGGAGATGGCGGCTGTCAGTAAGGCGAAGACAGACCTACTACAGGCATACCAGCCATTCAAGCTAGCACAGCGTTACCTTGCGCTGATGTTTACGTTTACCTTCCTGATATGCTTCGCCATCACGCTCGGCATGACGCTTGCCGGCAAGGGTGACATCGAGGGCGTGAAGGCTATCCTCGGTGACTTCTGGATTGGTGAGATTATGTTGCTGATTGTCGGCTTCTACTTTGGCGGTGGCCTTGCCGAGACGATAAAGCAGAAGGGGCGCTAGCGCGCCCCCTCGATTACTTCGAGACTGTTTGACATCCCATACACCTTGCGCACGATGCCGCGCTCGACCAGAGCTTCGACGTGTTTATGCACAGCCTGCGTAGAGACGCCGAGGACAGCCGCTATCTGCGGATAGCTTGGAACATACCCCTGCTCGTCAGACAGCTCCTGTATGGTGCTTAGAACGCGATACTGGGCAGGTGTAACCCTCATTGCTTCAGCTCCTTAATCGTCAGAGTGTTCTGGCGCACACGCTCGGCAGGCTTTGCCGGCGTTATTTTTTCTGGGCGTGCGCGTGTGTTGCGCATGGGCCACTTGATGATAGTGTCGGTGCCATCGACAACGGTGCGTGCCTCTTCATGGTTGCCCATGTATTCCTTTATGACCGTCTCGGCGTCAGCGATGGATTGCTCGCACTCCTTCTTGAGGCGCTTGGCCTCGACGAGTACCTCGATAGCATCCTGCACGTCACCGTCTTCGACAGCCAGCGGCGGTGCGCCATCATCGACATTGCGAAAGGCTACGTTGCCGTCTTCCGGGTTGGCAAGCGGATACCAGTCCTTCTTTACGCGGCGGTTCTCAAAGTCTGTGATAGCGGCGCTGATGTTTGACTGCGTTGCCAGGTCAGACTGATACAGCCAGACGCGCAATTCGGATCCACGGTACAGCACAGCGACGATACCGTAGTCAGCCTCGGCACACATCATCTGCGCCTGTAGCTGAAACGGCCCACGCCAAGGTGGCGGTGTGTCTTCGGGTTGGGCCTGCGTAGACTTCGCCTCGATGATAACCGTCTTGCCGTCGAGCTGTAGGTATTCACCATCGCGCACAAAGATGCCACGCGATGGGTCGTTACGCACGATGCCGGTGCCGACAGCGCGACCATCGAGCGACGCGGCAAGCGGCAACTTTGCGTGGAAGTAAGGCTCGTTGATGTCTGTCTCGACACCGGTTAAGCCCAACAGCTCTGCGGCGCGTGTGATGATAGCGCCTTCATGCACGTTGCCCCAGTATGTCAGCTCGTTGCCTTCCCACGGCTCCGGCGCTTTGCCTTGGTCGTGGTCTATCATCTCGGATAGAAGCTGGTTCTGTGTGGCGTATGGTGATAGGCCCAGCAGTTGCGGTATGCGCGATGCTGACATGAGGTTATCAGGTGTTAGTTTTCCGACCATTTTATTCTCCTTTGTGCAACTGAACTACGTTATCTAAATTAGGCTGTTCTTCATCCCCAGACCAAAGTTCTTTTTCTTCTTCGTCATCGAACAGCCAAGCGTGCATACCGCTCTGCGTGATGCACTCATTTGTAATTTCGTAAAGGTTGGCATCATGAAGATGCCGCCCTTTGAATGGCCTAAAGTCACTGATGGGGTTATCAAAGATTGTCTTACCTTTGAATGTGCCACCCCAAACGTCATGACCGGATGAAACCATAATATCTCCGACGCACATCCAAGAGCCTAAGTTTTCTTTCCCTTCTGTTAGCTCTACTTCATAGTCTCTTTCAATAACAAAACGCACTGTGATTTTCTTTTTCATATCAATTCCCCAATATATAAATTACGTTCCACCAAGTGTACTCCGGGCCGAACAGGTTAAACCAGCCTGCGATAGACAGGCTGATGAGTGCGTATAAAGAAAGCGTTACGATTGCTTGCATGATTAACTCCCTATGCGTTGATTAAGTTGCGCACGCTTGAGGCGTGCCATTGGCGACCCATCGCCGTCGGTATCTGCGCGTCGTTTAGCGCGGATGCGATGCTACGCAGAGACTGGCCTGCGTTGCGTAATGCTGTGATGACCGGCATTGCCTGCGGTGCAACCTGCGCGGTTGCGTCACGACGAATGCCTGCGTTAGCCGCGCCACCCTTGGCGGGTGTTGGTGAGCCGAGCTTAACACCACGGCGCTTGGCGGCTGCTAGGCCAGCCTTTGTGCGCTCTGATATAACCTCACCCTCATGCTGTGCGAACACGGCTTTGATGCCGAACTCAAGCGTGCTAGCGTGGGGCATGTCAGCCGCCTTGATTTCTACGCCGCTGTTCTTGAGCATGAACAGAAACCCGGCGTCACGACTGAGGCGGTCAATCTTTGCAATCAAGATGCCTGCTCCTGTGCGCTTACACTGTTCGAGCGCTGCCTCAAGCTGTGGGCGTCTGTTGCGCTTGCCGCTCTCGACCTCGGTATATTCAGAGATGATGTCGTAGCCCTGCACTGCGTGCTGTTGCGCCTCAAGGCCAAGGCCGCTCTGGCCCTGACGCTGAGTTGATACACGATAATAAGCGATGTACTGCATTAGGCTGCTCCAAATTCTGCTTTGGCCTGTTCCATCATGTAGGCCATGTCTAGCTCATACTCATCGATGCGCTCTTTGTCGTCAGAAGTAAGCCGACGCTTTTGTGCAGGCGTCATCCAGATGCAGTGTACGTCTAGGTCTTCGCAGATGTCGCCGTCGGCGTTGCGGCGGATGCCAGCAAACTCAGCGGCTGTGTATTTAACTTCGCGGTCCCAATCAATCTTTGTGTATTCCATGATATTAACTCCCTTTTGGTTAAGTGGGTCAACCGAACATCAACCCCACATAAACTATATATATCTTAGTGATATCATTATCAAGGGTAGTGTGTACTTTTTTTGAAAGAAAATATTATGGCTGACACAAAACCAACGCTACTGCGGCTTAGACCGCGCACTGTAGAGATGCTGAAACAAGGCGTCGCGCAGTCTGCGCACCGTTCTATGGCGTCACTTGCTGACGAGATACTTGAGCTGGAACTAGCCAAGCGGCTGAACCAGAACACAGAGGACTTGGATAGATTGATAAAGGCAGCGCGCAATGGTCAATCCGCGTAACAAAGGAAGCGCCTACGAGCGCGATGTCCGGGTGAGGCTTGAAGATGAGTTAGGGCTGAAGTTTGAGCGCGTGCTAGCGCAATGGCGTGAGGCTGAGTTGCCTGACCTGCTGTGCGAAGACGACGCGTTTCCATTTGTCATCGAGTGCAAGCGCTACCAGAAGACAAGCGCATTTGCTGACCCGCGTTGGTGGGACCAAGCCTGCGCGGCAGCGGCGAAGGCGGGTAAGATGCCGGCGCTCGTGTATAAAGGTGACCGGCTAGAAGAGCGTTGGCGTGTGCCTATCGAGGCGATGGCGATGCTAGCGACGTACAGCCCGGCGATGGATAAGTTCGAGAAATACGACTGGCGTTTTGCGTGCGAGATGTCGTTCATGGAGTTCTGCATGATATGCAGAGAGTTGTTGGCTAACAGCCAATGCGAGGCGGACGCTATCCGTCAGTTCAAAGCGAAAGAGTAGAAACATGGCTTTAGGTTTAGTAAGCGAAGGCGGCGGCGGTGGCAACATCGTGCCTATCATTAAGTTTGACGCAAAAGCGGGAGACTTCATTAGACAGGACCGGGCGCAGAACGCATCTGGCGAATGGGAGAAAAGTAACCATGAGATGGCGTTGCCGTTGTCCGTCCTGATGGACTTCGACACGCTGGAAGTGGGCTGGCTATCGTTTGCCAGTGGTGCGCCAGACTTTAACATGGTTAAGATTGGTGAGCAGATGCCGCCAAAGCCGACAGACGAACACAAGCAGGCGTTTCGCGTGCGGTTGTTTGGCAAAGACATGGGCCTGCGTGAGTTCTCATCTCAGGCGAAGACGGTTATCCGTCAGTTCGATAGCCTGCATAACCAGTATGAGGCTGAGAAGGGCAACCATCCCGGCGAGGTTCCGCAGGTTACAATCAGTGGCACAAAGACTGTCACAGTGAACACACCGCAGGGCGAGAACCGCTTCAAAGTGCCTGAGTGGTCCATCACTGGATGGTTTGACCGCTCTAAAATGGATACCGCTGCGGCGGTTAGCGCGCCGGTTCCAGAGCCGGTAGCGCCGAGCCAGAACGAGGCCTCCAACTTGTTCTAGCTTGTTTAGGGGTGCCGGTTTTTCTCCCTTTTCCGGCACCCCTTCTTAAAAGGGGATAGGGGATATAGATGACTAATAATATAGCGGCATATATAGAGACGATAGCCAAGCACTACTGGGGTGAGCCTGCTGAGAAGCGTGGCACCGAGTTGCGCTGGGGCAACCATGGCTCGAAGAGCGTAGACACGCGCAAAGGCACTTGGTTCGACTTCGAGGCTAACGAAGGCGGCGGTGTCATCGACATGGTGCGCATCAATGAAGGCGCAGGACTGAAGAGCCTGCCGGAGATACTCGAACAGCGCTTCGGCGTGCCGAGGCAGGCACAGGACAAGCTGTCGCCGGCAAAGTATATCAGCAAGGTGTACGACTATGTGAACGACGACGGCGAGGTTGCGTATCAGGTTGTGCGCTATGAGCCTAAGACGTTTCGGCAGCGTAAACCCGACGGCAATGGCGGCTGGCTGTGGAACATGAAGGACGTGACACCGTTGCCGTATAACCTAGTCGGCATAATGCAAAACCCGGACAAGGCAATATTCGTGGTCGAGGGTGAGAAGTGTGCGGATGCGCTGATAAAGCTGGGTGCGGTGGCAACGACAAGCCACGGCGGCGCGAAGAAATGGTCAGCGGATCTAAATGCGTGGTTCAAGGGCCGTGAGGTGATTGTGTTGCCTGATGCTGATGAGCCGGGGCAGTTACACGCGGACATGGTTATAGCG